TACATAATGGTTTGATGACCTGCTGAATAAACACCCCAAGCAACATCAAAACCAATTAAATAATTACCACCTTGACCAGTTGGAACTGTAAATCGATAATTTGTTGTTGGATCATAAGCAGAAGCATTATCAATTACTTCTGTGTCAAATTGAACTTTTGTAATTGTTCCGCTGTTAATACTTTGACCAGTACTAATTTCTGCTAAAAATGCAATTGGAGTTTGCCATTCTGGAGCATTTCCGGCTGAATTAACAGTTAATCGCTGTCCAGCAGTTCCCAATGCCAATCTTGTATTTGTGTTCGCTGTCGATGAACGATATTCAAGATCACCAAGAGTTGTTGATGGGTTTAATGCTTTTGTGGTGGTATCAATTGATGATCCAAGAGTGCGAATAGCAGCTGCGCCATCTTTGACCAAACCGGTGTCATCCGGTGTCGTCCAGCTGTAATTAGTAGTGGTTGCCATATTGTCCTATTCTCAGGATACGATTGTAGCGTATTCCCATGTCAAAGTGTTGCTTAAAGTGTTCCATGCCTCTGTGGCTGGGGTTGTATTCCAACGCATCGCCACTTGGCTAAATGCGACTGGAGAAACATTAATTGTTAGAAACAGTTCATTGAACCGAGTGCTCCATGACCAGCCCTCAACATAACCTTCAAAATCTCCACCGGATATTTGGCTTGGTAGGTTTTGAATGTGAACTGGCATTCCCATGAATACACCAAGTAAATCATCCCGATCTACATTATCGATTTCAGAGTTAGTAATTGGGAATGTGATCGATTGGAAAGCTGGAACTGGATAAGCTCTTTGATCTATGTATCGGTCGGCAATAGCCTGAGCATCGACAGCGCCCTGAACCCTAGAATTTATGCTTTCAGATTTGTAGCCATATAACGCAATTGAAGCTGCATCAATAGCAGTTACTTGTGAATTGTAATTGTTGCCATAATTGATAAAAATATCATTACGAACATCTGCTGAACGCATAATTGTAGATAAGCCTTGACCTAAAGCATGGCGAGCATCTAATTCAACATAACCATTTGTTAAAAGATAATTCTGTCTATGGTCTGCATCTGCATAACCAATATTGCCTTGATTGTCCTCATAAATATATCCGAATGCAGAATTGGCAATATCTGAAACAATATTGTAAATAGTGTCAACAGTTGTGGATTGAGCAGTCATGGTATAAAGACCAGGTTGGTCAATATCTCCAAGTCCTAAATTGACTGCATTAGCCCAAGTTTCGGTTGCATCATAAGTTGCCCAAGTTGTAGCTGATGGCACATCGTTCCAAGTTCCAAGTAATATGTTTGAAAGGATTGCATAGATTTGATTACCATCCTCATCTTGAGAAATATTATCATCCCAAATTTCTTTAGTTAATTTTGTTAATGTTCCCATAGCCAAAATGGTGTATTGAATAACTGTTGCAATTTGACCTGTTGCACCTACTGAAACAATTACATCTGTTATATCGCCACCAAATAAACTAACATAAGATCCGCTTGAGTCTTTTACTTGTAAATCAAATGAATCATTTATGTCAAAAGGTAATGTTTGATTATTTAATGCAACGAGCGTAACTTGCATATAAGATGGAAGTGGTTGTTGGTAGATGTCAGATCGCCCTGCTGTGTGCTGAACATCTGAAATGGTTATATCAGTATAATCAACCCCACCGACAGTTAATTTCCAATCAGGTGTAAAAACTGTCATTATCTATCCCTTAGAGCAGTTACACTTCTCGCTGATTGGCTGTTTAGATAATTTGCAACAGTTCGAGCAGTTCCCTCAGGATCTAATGCGCCACTAATTGTAATGTTATTTATTTGACCCATACCCTTACCACCAAAAGTTGATCCGCTTGGAGTTGGCACATTTGGAAGTGATGATCGGCTGGCAGATGGAGCAGGATTACCAATAGATCCTATATTGACTCCGGGAATGATATTTACAGCTCTAATTAATTCATTGGCTAAAGATACGACCAAGCCAATTGCTTCACGCAAGAATGTGATAAATCCTGAAATGATGCCAGACACAACACCAATTGCTTTACCAAATGATTGTGCGCTTCTTTGGGTTTCGTTTAGTGAATTATTAAGTCCTTGATCGCCAGTCAAGCCTGCAATAAACGCATTAAGTGTTGGGATGCCTGTGTCATTTAAGAATGAAATAAATTGCTCAACTGCTGGTAATAATGCAACACCAAGTGATTCTTTGGCTTCATCAAATCCTACTTTTAGGCGATCGATCTTTCCTTGAAATGTGTCAGCATTGTCAGCTGCTGCTCCACCATATAAATCAGATAATCTTGTCTGAACCTCTGTAAATGTAAGGGTTGATAATTCAGCCTTGCTTAGACCTAAACCTAATCGACCTAAAGCAGCTGTATTTCCATCTTGTGCTCGACCTAAAGCATTGGCAACAGTTTCTAATTCAATTCCACGACCCTTAGATATATCTAAAGCCAAAGCCAATAATCTTTGGGCTTCACCGGTATCTTTTGTAGATACTGCCAATCTCTGCATGGCTGGACGAAGTTGATCGTCTGCAACGCCTGTGGCTAGAGATGTTTGTAATATGAAATCCTCAGTTGCCCTTATTTGACCCTCAGTTGCCCCTGTAGCGCTTCGTAATGCAGCAGCTAACCTTAATTGTGCCTGTTCGTCCTCTATTGCAGCCTTAACCCCATCAATGGCTAATTTAGTGCCATAGGCAACGGCAGCAGCAGCAGCTACGGCAAATGCGGCAGCAGCCTTCTTTCCAAACTCACTAATCTTGCTTGAATTGGTTTCAACGGCTTTATCAGCTTCGCCAAGTTTCTTTTTGAGATCATCAACATCAGCAAGGATTGATAATTTAAGCGTGCGATTACCGGTTGCCATTAGACCCATTCCTTAATGATGCGAGTAAAACTTTCTTCCCATTTATTAATCAATTCAGGCTGAATTCTGCGAAGGGTTGGATAAATGAACCATCCACGAGATCCACGACCTTGTCGTCCTGAATAACTAGGGAACTGTTTGAATTTATTTGAACCAAACTCAATACCGCCCCAAAGGGTTTGCGTATTAGCACCACCTGAAAACTTTTGTCTGGCAAATCCATAACTGAACTCACCGATCTTGCTTGATTTAGAGATGCTAACGCCATCCGCGACTCTCTGCGCAACTTTGCCAGCCTTTGTTCGTCCGCGAGCTGCAACCTTAATTTCCTCAGATGCAAAATACGCCAGCGCAGCAGATTGACGACGAGCTTCATCAGTTGCAGTTTCATCCATAAGTTTGAACGCTTTGTAAATATCGCGCAGATCTTTTTTATTGTATGCAATTGTTTCACTTGCCATACCTCTGCTCCAATACTTCTATCGCTGTCAAAATGTCGTCTGAATCAACCCATTCGCTCATTGGTATTTGTGTGGCTATTGCCAACTCAACCAATAATCTACTTAGGCTTCCTGCTGGGTGGCTTTTGGGTCTGCATCACCGACTATTACATCGCTGACTGTTTCCATCCAAACCTCAAATGGTTTTACTGGCTTTCCAGCACTTTCACGCTTATGAGCGTTATATGCTAAAAACATCAGATCCCACATGCCAAGTTTTTCTTTTGCCTGGCTAATAGTATGACCTGTTTGCTTTTCCCATTTTGCCCACTCAGGCGGTTGGGCTATGTAAGTGGCTTGCTCGCCTGAGTTATATTCAATTGTAATTGGTAACTTCATTGTTTGCTCCCGTTTTTAGATCTTAACTAAATGTTTCTGTTACTTCACCACGAGCAACTTGGAATGTGAAAGATACTGTTTGAGCATCAATTCCTGAGCCACCTGCGGTTGGATATACAGGCAATACTGGAAACACGAATTGTGCGCCAGTTGCAGCTGTAAGTGTAATTGAAATTTCTGAATTTGGTGATGTATCGCAAGCAGTCCAAAGAGCCTCACAAACAGAGTTTGTTTTGCCCCAATCTGCAAGCATGTCTAACTGGAATGTTCCAGATACATTTACAACCTTGTAGGCTTCGCCATCAAGTGTTTGGTAAGTTTGACGATCAAACTCTTTTGTTAAAACTGCGTTAGTCGCTTGTGCTTCGATGTCTGTTCCACCTGTGAAAGACAACGAAATATCACGACCGGTTATTACTGTGGTTGCCATGATTACTCCTTAGACGGTTCTTGTGTAGTAGGTAGAAACTCGAACATCTGCGATTAGCAGAGTTGATGCTCCAACTGTTGTTACTGTTGGTCTTTCGACCGAGCTGACAATATATCCTCCAGGAATTACTGCCAGAACGCTGATTAGCAATTGCTCGATATTGTCGAGTGATGCTGGGTTGCTGTTATATGCAACGGCAACTGAAATAGTCATATTGACTTTTGCACGAATGTTTGATTTGTTAATAGTTTCAAATTCTAAATATGGTGAATCAGGCACAACTACAACAGCCGGTGGAATTACTGTTTCAGGCACAAATGAATAAACATTACCTGCAACGCTAGATAAGGCTGTTGCTAAAGGTGTGCGAACTTGCTCAAGAATTGTTTGGTTAGGCACTATTGAGCCATACTCTCGGTATCCATATATGCGCCAAGCAAACCAACGCATTTATTAAATAATGATCGACCCATTCTAAATGGTGTGCTTGCAAAATCTACGCCTTCGATTTGTCCGCCACCGGCTAATCTTGCTTGGAATACCTCAACTGAAACTGTATAAACGGCTGATTGAACAGCTGCATTTCCTACATAAGTTGATGCTCCTGTTAATGTGGCAGTTCCGCTTGGGATAACATTTGCTTCTAAAACATTTGCATTTGTTATTGCTGCGCTAAAAGTAGTTGATGTTAAATTATCAGCCAATACTGTGCGAGTTCCGTTATATGGACTCAAGCATCCAGCAATTACAACTGATTGACCTTCTGTAAATTCATGATCGCCAACTGTTGTGAATGTGGCGACATTATCCTCTAAAACTGTTTTTTGAACTGCGCTTTTGAATGTAACTAGCATTGGCAGAATAACTGACTCTGCTGTATCAATAATTTGATCTAAATATGCGTCATTGTAAAGAGAGGAACTCACACCCAATACGGAACGCAACTGTGTCGCGGTAATAATTGAAGGCATAAATTCCTCTCTCTAATCTCCCTTAATGGATGCCTGTGATCGGGAGCAACCACAGGCACTCAGTTAATTTGATTAGTTCTTGTTGAACCAAACTGCGCCACCAGCAATTTTTACTGCTAATGCGCCATAGCCATAGTAAGCAACAGATACTTGACCGGTTGCTGTAATGTCTGAACGAAGTTGTAGGCGTGGGCTCTCATACCATGTGAATGCATCTGGATTTACTACGATCATTGACTGATCTCCAGTTGTGTATCCATCTAATGAACGAGAAACATATAGATCTAATCCAGCAACATTTCCACGAAGTGATTGAGCTGAAACTGCTCCACCTGCGTTTTGTGGTTGTGATGCATTGTAGATTGGACGACCGCTATCGTTGTAACCCATGATGTTGCCCCATTGGGTGCTATTAACAATTAAGTTACGAGCAAATCCTAGTGAGCCAGAATAAACTGAAGCTGCTGCTGCTGAGGTGTAACCTAGCAATCCTGCTGCTGTGTTGTCCTGTGCTACTGCTGCTAATGAACATGAGTTGCCTAGAATTGTTGCAGCGTAGGCATCTGTTGTCTTTGCATAAGCATATTCCATTTGACGAACTAACTCATCAAAGAATGCTGGAGATGAACGATCAAGAAGTTCAACTGAGAATGTTTGTCCGCCAGCAAATTTCTTAACATCAACCTGAACAAATGATGATGCCTGATCGGTTGTATCAATTGCTGCGCCTTCTGCCTCAAGTGTTACTGTTGGAGCAGTTGTAATCTTAGGAATTTCAAATGTCATTCCTGATGCTGGTAAAACTCCACGAGATAGAGCATCGATTATTCCACGATCAGCATTTGAAATACCATTGATGATTTCAGTTGATTGTGGTGTTGGAATTAGACCAGAGTTGTTTGAAGTTGTGTCAGCTGCCATTACATATTGACGGCTGTCCTCGTTGCCTAGTGCAGCGCGAACTGAGTGCTCTAGGTATGTTGCTTTGTTTGTGATTGGTGAGCGTGGCTTTGTATAAGCAACTGATTGAGCTGCTACTACTACCACAGGCTCAGTTTTTGCAGCTTCTACCGCTTCGGTTGCGATAGGAGCATCTGAAGTAATATCAGACACTTTTTCCTCCTGTGTTGTTTGATCCTCAGCGGTTGCTTCGGAATTCTCTG